GATTACATAAAAGATCTGCTATAAACTCACATGTTTGAGCAACTGTCAAAAAAAGAACAGTTAATATATTTATCAGGATTATTTGAAGGCGAAGGTTGGTTTGGTATCAACAAAAGAAAAGAAGGTTGGACTCCTAGTGCAGTAATGGAAGTTCAAATGACTGACGAAGACATAATCACAAAATTCAAAGATTATTTAAAGACTGAAGCTCCTATTTATAAAAAAAAATATAAACAAAAACATTATCATAAAGATGTGTATCGATTTTCTGTCAAAGGGTACCGTGCTTTACACTTTATGGAGAAGATGCTACCCTATTTAGGAACAAGGAGAAAAGAACAATATTATGCCGTGGTTAAAGCTATTGGGAATGGGCCTAAAAACTGGAGCCCACCTTTATCAGAACAGACAGAAAACCAAACAAGCGATGTCGGATGCACAATTAATGCATGCCGAAAAGATGGCACGAGGTGAGGAAGCTTACCAGGGTAAATTATTAGAAAGCCGACAATCGGACTGGAAGGACGAGGCGGTCCTTGTAATATTAAGTTTGCCTGTAGCAATTTTAAGTTGGGCAGTCATATCAGATGATCCTACAGCGATGGACAAAGTAAAATTGTTCTTCGAGATGTTCTCACAGCTCCCGTCCTGGTTCACTAATTTGTGGATTCTTGTCGTAGCGAGTATTTATGGAATAAAGGGATCACAAATCTTTACAAACAGAAAAAAATAGATATAAGTACCCTATGATTAGAGGGGATAGTACAGATTATGAATTACTTGAAAAATGGAGTAAAGGATTTGATTGCCAAGGTTTTAAATCGTGTGAGATCGGCGTTAGAGAAGGATTGGGAACTAAAATTATTATCGATAATGTTCTTAATAACTATATACACGTGGGCGTCGACCCTTATGGCAATCTAGATTATCAACATTACGATAATACAGGCTCATACACTTGTGATTACACAGATGAGATGAGAGATACTATGTTAAACGATTTTAAACCTTATCGAAATGAAGGTAAATTTGTTTTATGTAATATGACAGACACACAATTTATGAATGATACAGAACATAAAGATTCTAAATTTGCTTTTGTACATTTTGATGGCCCACATATGACAAAAGATGTTATTACTGAATCTGTATGGTTTGCAAACAGATCAGCCCCAATTACTAGATTTGTTTTTGATGATTTTACTAAATATAACCAAAGATTAATCAATGAAACACTTACACATTTTGGTTTTTTAGTCAAAGACGAAGGGAAGAATAAAATTCTTCTAGAGAAAAATGAATCTTGATTTAGATACATTAGCTGCAATAAAACATTATATCAATAAACAGATTAAACAGATCAAGGACGATATAGTGTACGGTATAGACACAATCGACAACCTCAAGTATTCTAAGGGTAAACTCAGTGCCTTAGAAACACTGCTACAGGATCTTAAAGACCTGCAGAGAAACGAGGAGAATGTCGATGACGATAATACAAGCTGACCCTTTAATTGGGGTTAAAAAAAATGGTGAGGCTGCACCAGATTCAAAAGAATCAGCTATACCTACTGATCCAGAGGGTATTAAAAAATATCTATCAATCATACCAAAACCTGTTGGATACAGACTTTTAGTAAGACCCTACGCAGGGCCTAAAAAAACTAAAGGTGGAATTATCCTAACTGATAACTCAAGTGAAACTATTCAAATGACAACCGTAGTTGGTCTTGTCGTTGAGATGGGTGATCTTTGTTATCAAGATACAGAGAAATTTCCAAAGGGTCCGTGGTGTAAAAAAGGACAATTTGTAATCTACGGTAGATATGCCGGTTCTAGATTTAAAACAAAATATGGTGAACACCGTATTTTGAACGATGATGAAATCATCGCAACAATAGCAAAACCAGAAGATATTCTGCATTTATATTAAGGAGTAAACATCATGGCTGATGAAAATAAGAACCCTGAAGTTGAAATCGATCTTGATGACGTTAAAGAAACAAACGTACAAGTTGAAGAAACAAAACAGGAAGAATCAAAAGAACCGAATTTAAATTCTGGTGAAGTTGATTTAGGGTATGCTGATCACAGTAAAGATCAACCTGAAGAAAAGGTAGCAGTTGAAGAAATTCAAGAAGAACCTGTTACCGAAACAAAAAAACCTGAAGAAAGTGAACCTGAGGATTTAGCTCAAGTTTCTGATCAGGTTAAAAAAAGAATAGATAAACTTACAAGAAAGTTTAGAGAAGCGGAAAGAAGAGAAGCCGCAGCTTTGGACTTTGCAAAAGGTTTACAGAAAAAGTATGATGATTCACAAGTCAAATATGATTCAGCAGATGAAAAATATTTGAAAGAATTTGATGCTAGAGTTGACTCTCAAAGAGAAGAAGTTAAGAGAAAACTTAAGGAAGCAATCGAGTCCAATGATGCAGACAAAATCATGGAAGCAAACGATGAGCTTACTCAATTATCTGTTGAAAAAGAAAAAGCTAGAATTAAGTTAGCTGATAGAGAGACTAGACTTAAACAGCTTGAAGAACAGAAGAATAGCGTCAAAGAAGAACCAAAATTTACTGAACAAGATGTAGTTTCTGCACAACCTAGCACAAGAGCTAAGGATTGGGCGGGTCAAAACACATGGTTTGGTAATGATAAAATCATGACAAATGCAGCAATGACCGTGCACGAAGATCTAGTGGGCATGGGTGTTGATGTAGAAAGTGATGAGTACTATAATGAGATAGACAAACGTATGAAGGAAAATTTCCCTCATCGTTTTGCCACTCAAGAGCAACGAAGACCCGTCCAAAAAGTTGCTTCTGCCGGTAGAACCCAGCAGGGACGTAGATCTGTGAGACTCACCAAATCACAGGTGGCTATTGCCAAAAAACTAGGGGTGCCACTAGAAGAATACGCTAAATTCGTGAAGGAGGTATAGAATGAGCGATAATGTAAAAAGAACTTCACGCGCGTCTGAAGAAAAAAAAGAAACAAGGTTAAAACCTTGGACGCCACCATCATCTCTGGATGCACCACCTGCGCCAGACGGTTATGTCCATAGATGGATCAGAACCGAAAGTATGGGTTTTCAGGATACAGCTAATGTATCTAAAAAAATGAGAGAAGGTTGGGAATTTGTGAGAGCAGAGGAGTTGAAAAACTCTAACGGCGATCATGCTTATCCAGTCATTGCTCAAGGAAACTACGCAGGGTTGATCGGGGTTGCTGGCCTTGTGTTGGGAAGGATACCTGAAGAGATTGTAAAAAGCCGTGCCGAGTATTTCAAAGGAATTACTCAAGATAGAATTGACGCGGTGGACAACGATGTTTTGAAGGAACAACGACCGGAGATGCCTATCAATATTGATAGACAATCTCGCGTAACTTTTGGTGGTGGAAACAAGTCCTAGTGATTTGGTAATATTCACTCCAAAAAAAAGTAAACAATAAAAGGAGAAATAAACTATGGCTAACACAGCTGAAAAATATGGTCTAAGACCAGTAAGAAAAGTTGACGGCTCTCCATTTATTAACGCGCAAAACAGATACAGAATAGCAGCGAACTACGGTACGCCAATTTATCAAGGTGACTTGGTAAAACCTGTTGCAGGTGGTGGAATCGAAAGAGCCGTTGCTAATACTTCTGATCTTGTTGTGGGCGTTTTTAACGGAGTGTTTTACACTGATCCTACAACTCAGAAGCCGACTTGGAAAAACTATTATCCGGGAACTGTTAACGCTAGCGATATTACTGCTACTGTTATCGATGATCCGCATACGGTTTATTCAATCGATTCTGATGGAGCGTTCGCAGTTGCGGACATCTTCAAAAACTTTGCAATAACAACAGCAACAGGTAACACTTTATCTGGAATTTCTGAAGTTCAATTGGACTTTAGTGTTTCAGGAGTAACTACAAGTGGAACTGTTCTTCAAGCAATTGACGTATCGCAAGATACAAATAGTTCAACTGCTGGAAGCGCGAACGTGGATGTTTTGGTTAGAATTAATAACCATTTCTACGATCAAGGCACAGGCTTATAATAGGAGTATATAAATTATGGCAATATCACGATCACAACTAGTTAAAGAACTAGAGCCAGGTTTGAATGCACTATTCGGCTTGGAATACAACAGATACGACAATGAGCATGCAGAGATATTCAATACTGAAACTTCAGACAGAGCGTTTGAAGAAGAAGTAATGTTATCTGGCTTTGGCACAGCAGCTACTAAAGCTGAAGGTGCTATGGTCACTTTTGACCAAGCTTCTGAAGTATACACTTCAAGATACACGCACAATACTACTGCGTTAGCATTTGCTATCACAGAAGAGGCGATTGAAGATAACTTATACGACAGATTAGCGGGCAGATATACAAGAGCTCTTGCAAGATCAATGGCGCAATCGAAACAAATCACAGCAGCTAACATTTTGAACAACGGTTTTGATACTGGTGGTTCATACAATGGTGGTGACGGTAAAGCACTTATGACTACTGATCACCCATTAGCTACAGGTGGAACTTTCAGAAATGAACTTTCTACTGCTTCTGATTTGTCAGAAACATCGTTAGAGCAAGCGTTAATTGACATCGCGGCGTTCGTAGACGAAAGAGGCTTAAAAATAGCTCTTCAAGGTAGAAAATTAATAATTCCAAAAGAATTACAATTTACTGCTGAGAGAATTATGAAGTCACCTTTATCTACTACTCCAGGTGGTTCAGACGTTTTCGCTAAAAACGACATCAACGCAATGATGAACATGGGTATGGTTCCAGAAGGTTACAGAGTTAACCATTTCTTAACTGATACTGATGCATTCTTCATTATGACTGATGCACCTAATGGCTTGAAGAACTTCGTAAGAAGTCCTATCAAAACTGCTATTGAAGGTGATTTCGATACTGGTAACGTTAGATTCAAAGCTAGAGAAAGATACAGCTTCGGTTGGTCTGACCCTAGAGGAATCTTTGGTTCTCCAGGAGCGTAATAACTAAATTTTATAGGGGCGTAGTCTTTACGCCCCTATATTTATAATTTATAATAGGATTTATTATGGGATACAAAAGCGATATTCAAGCTACAAGATCAACAGCCGCAGCAGGCGCTACTGCAATTATTGAAGGTCCAATCAGATTAAGAGGTATCATTGTTGCTAACGATGGTGTCGGAGCAGGTGTATTAGAATTAACTACAACCTCAAATGCAGGTGTAACTTTATTTATAGCAGATTGTCCCCAAGGAGATGTAATTAACTTTTCTTTTCCAGAAGACGGTATACCTTTTCCAAAAGGTATTTTTTGTAAAACAAAAACAAACGTAGCCGCTTACACATTACTTACTGACAAATACTCAGCACCTGGATTAACATCATAAGGTAGAGCATGGATTACTATGCTGACTTAGGTATAGAGATCGACGGTTTCGCTAACGGCGGAATGCCTGCGCGTAACAAAAAGAATTTTAGATCTACTAAATCTGGTGCGGGAATGACAAGAGCGGGAGTTCTTGCGTACAGAAGAAAAAACCCTGGATCTAAATTAAAAACAGCGGTCACAGGTAAAGTTAAAAAAGGAAGCAAAGCTGCAAAAAGACGTAAGTCATATTGTGCAAGATCAGCAGGTCAAATGAAAATGCACAATGTTAATTGTAGTAAAACTCCAGAAAAGAGAATATGTGCTGCAAGAAGAAGATGGAAATGTTAG